CATTATTGGGGAACCGAATCGGTTCATTATTTTGGTCAGGATCCCTGACAGGAGCTAGGCGGCATTTTGGTCCGCTTTGCTTTGTGTCCGGGAGAGCCCTGTGATACCAAGCTTAACAGAACTAGGGATTACTCCGTAGGCTGTTCAGGCTGGTCATAGAACCCTCGCAATGCTTGCTCTAACCTTGGCATCGAGAAATCGTATGGTGAAACTTCCCATGCTCCGTATCGAATACGGAACAAAAGGTTCGCTTCATCCTCGATCTCTTTGCGCTCGGCAGAGGTAACATCTGTACTTAAGTATTCCAACTCCCAATGGGTAGTTGTACGTACTTTCGTAAATCGACGACCCTTAAACGGGTCTTCAACGTCGAATACTGATCCATTGCTACTACCAAAATCGTGGTTAAACGACTTCGGACGATACGATGAGGGGCGCAACTGGTGCATTAACTTCCTAAAAAGGAAGTCTTTTCCGCCAGGAGCTGTTCCCATCGATCGTGCTATACTCGTATAGAAGTACTTACTATGCTTATGCGCTCCTTTAGGGACCGTATAAGTGTGTAAGTATCCAGCGAATTCCTCATCTGAGATCGGGCCCAATAAAGTTCTAAACTTCGTTGGAATCCACGACCGGAATCGGGTCATAAGCTGAGAATCGACAGGGTCGAGGCCTATGGTGTTTGACAACCATCGGAACAATAAGTTACGATGGGTAAACACCTCGTCCACGAACTCAGGCGATTTCTTTACGAAGACAGGGCGAACATTAAATCCGTTCACCCAATCAGTCCCACAACTCTCCTTAACATCTCCTTCAAGGAAGGATTTGTCTTGGTTTGTTGAAAATCCGCAACGTCGCAATGCTTCGACGACGGCTTCTGCCATAACTTCAGGAACGATCAAATCGTCCCCGAAGATTGCTATCTTATTTCTAGGATAGCGATGACAGACACCAGTCGCGACAGCGTAAACGACGGAGGCGAAGATTAGGGACTCTAATGCGAATGTGGATCCGTTACCCATGGTTGACATCTTACTAAAACGTAAGGATGTCCGGTCAGGGAGCTCTCCGAAAGGAGAACGCAGATCGCACAAGTACCGGTACCACTTCTCTGGCAGAATGAGCTTACATATACGCAACGATATAGTATCGCTAGCAGATGCAAGATCAATCGTCGCGGACCGCTCACATCCATGTGAGACGGAGCCACTACGAGCCAGAGTTTGATTCTTCACTTGAGAGTCTAGGTCTATCCCCCAGCGCTTCAAGCGCTTTCGGATATAACCGTCGACCCCTAACTGAAGGACCATATTAATACTCGGTTCAATCGCTATTGGACGGTCCTTGCGGCCGTCCTTCGGCACAGTAGTAATCCTGTTACCCTTAACGATTCGGATAACGCGTCGAAACATATGATCGTGATCGATGATCTCCCATTTAGGGATCTCAAACTGTTCACGATAGCTGTTTTCGAGCGCTCCGAACCATCTTGGGTCGCAAGATATCAGTTCTTTAGCGTGGGCGAACGCCGACTCGGTGCACTCGTAAGGCCAGCGCACATACTTATAGTATGAGCTGCGAAACCTTTTGGAGATGTCCGTTGTCGTGCCCGGTCCATGCCGACACCATAGTTTCGAAGTTATCGAAATATCATCCACATCGTTACCAAGTACCTTGAGCGCAAATGCTCTCATGCCTTGTAATAACGGTGTTGGACCGCCGTCTGGGTTAAGGAGACCTTTATAGCCTGTCCGATTAAAATCGGAACATGCAAGATCACCAGCCAAGACGGTTTTGATCGCAGCCGCTCGACGAGCGGCCGCGTCCCCTGGAAAGGGGTATTTCTTTAACAACGAGCCCATGCATAATCTTATCCGTATTAAGGATATATGCTGATTATGCACGTCGGGTCTTATACTCTGTAAAGACCAACGTTCTGCCAGGTCATAATAATCGGACTGCGATCTTGATCTTACGATCTGTTTCACAGCTTGATAATCTGACTCCGGCATATATGGACGGAGGTCTTCACAAAGAAGACCCAGGACTATCCAAGGATAGTCCGACGGTACATTGACACTAAATTCTGATTTCCGAATTTTAGTATCGACCTTAACCTCACGGCGAGTTATCTTTTTCTTCATATCTTTTAACGGTAATTTAATACGTTTTAAGGTTATGCTGAAAGCCCTATCGATTAGATAGAACCTTCAGTAATAAGAGCGAGAAACTCGTCTGTCATTATAAATGCGACCATTTTGGCGCGCATTTCTAATACTTGGTTATCGGTCATACCAACGACTACCGGCGCGGTCAGACCCCAGACACACGGAGATACAATCTCCCCAGTGCCTGAGCGGTTAGGAACCTCGAAGTCAACCGTTGCACGAAGCAACGATTTTCGAGTTCCACGATTTTCGCCTGAAGCTTTTGGCGCAGTTCTGAACATCTCTACGTAATCACGAGAGATATCATCACTGTCCACATGCTTGTACAGGTTTCGATCGCCGACGCGGTCGTGTAGTGTAACAACCCGGGATTCCGGGTTGTCGTCGTTTAACGGATCAACAGTTAGTGTTATCGTATTTGGTTGCATGGTTTTTATTTACCTTTGTTTAGTTAACCTAAGAGAAGTATATAAGTCCCGTAATTGGGTGTTATACATTCTAACAGGTAGTTATTCAGACATAATAGAAATCTTGCAGACTATCGGCCAGGCCGAGCGTTCTGCGCGATAAGAGCTATCATATCTACTACTTTGCTGACGTCTAACGGAATCGTTAGACTAGGAATCAGCGAAAGAACAGGGTTAGCCGTTCTTACGGTTTTAACACCGTGAGCAGTATAATTCCCGCTACACGTTGTACTCAAGGCCTGATATGGCTTATGAGTTGACGTGTACGGATGTGGTATAATGTCTAGGTATTCAATACCCCACGTGACCAGGCTTTCTTGCCTGACAGTGGTGCATGAACCTACGACGCTTTGGTTGCCTTTCGGATCCAGAGCAGCGATGATATTTCCAAAATTTAGGAAATAATCAACGATGAATGAATACGGGACAACCTCCCAAGCCGAAGATAACACGGAGTTCAATCCAAGAAGATCCACAATGGATGCTTCTTCGACTGAAGCTTCGGTTAACACGACGGAAGAACATGAAGTTGTCTTACGACAATTTCGTGTGATTCGGAACCGCCCGACAGCATCGACAAGGTTTAACCTGTCGTACTGCCGAGTCAATGCGCTATCGGCTGGCCTGTCAAAGGTCCAGCTCTGCGTAGGTTCGTCCTCTACGATTTCTTCATAACCCTCGTATCGCGACCGTATCTTCCTATTCCATTGAAGGTATGTTTCTAATATACCTTTCATGTCATAGAAAAGCGGTCTTAAAACGAAACGAATCTCAAGCCACGTAGCGGCAAGTTCCCGAATAGAGAGTAGATTGTTCAAAACTTTCCACTCCTTCTTCTGGAATTTCCGTATAATACGCGCCGCCTTCATCCAAACTTGGATCAAGGAGGTCACCGTCTTCTTGGCTTCATAAGCCATGACTAGTGCTTGAGATGGGCTCTGGGTAACCGCAGCATGGGCTTTCGCTAAACTAGCGTTTTCCATGCCGAAGCTAGGGTCCAGATAACTACCATGGCCAAAGTTGCCATATCCCCAAGAGAAGTGTTCCCGAAGGAGCTTCTCGAAAGGTATGACACCAGAGGTCCGATGCATATAGTCACCGTGTCCGGGATTGAGAGGATTTTCTTCTACGAATAGACTAAAATCCAATACAATACCGCTATCGAAGGTCTTTAATTTCTCATTGCTGAGAAAATTCATAAAGATCTCTCCTTTAGCTCGTCGCCGATGAAAATCGGGGACGACGGAATCAGTCATCTCTTGCCAGTCACGATTTCCCATAATGTCTGAATCTTGTTCAGAATAAATGGTAATTCCGTTCCTGGTTGATGATCGATTAAGTACATGATTATCACCAGTTGGGTTATAATCATTACGAACACGAGTACGTTGTGCCATAGTAATCTCTTCTCTAAGCCTATAAGGATCAACATAAGTTGATTTTTCATAGGTATGGGTTTAAGGGTTATTATTCGACAGACTAATCCGCCGGCAAACCGCAGAATTGCGCTTTGCTTGTTTGTGGATAGGACACTCTATATTTCATGAGTCGTCCGTACAGACCCTACCAAAG